AACCTTTTAAATATCGGTAAATTCAGTGATACTCCACCATTTCTATTCTTCGAATATGAAAAAGCCTCAATCTCAATATCCTTGCCTATTGGCGAATTAATCGCCATATCTGTACGCTCGGCATTATTAAGCCCACTTCCAACCCTCACTGGAACTGTGCACCCAGGTACTTCACAAATCAATGCAGCAACCATGCCTTCGATCTTTGTCCCAGGTCTAGCCATTTCAACGTCAATAACCCGACCTACGAACTCTTTAACTTTTTTAACTTTTAATAGAGATTTACTACGCCCTGGAGTATAAATAGAATCCATATCCAATAACATCAAACCTTCGCCTTTTCTTTTAACAACCTCATCCATTGTTTTCTTTAAGGTTTCTATATCTGCTCCCTGTATATTCCCAAATATCGGAACTCTTATCATAGGGTCTTTGTTACTACCACCATTAAAAGTTGAATATAACTCTGCATCCCGTTCTCTTGCCAGTCTAAGATCCCCTCCGGGTTTAAACATATCAAAGCAGATAGCCATGAGGTCTTGTTTGTTATCTGGATACTGTTGACTTGCTTTCGCATTACTAGTCTGTCTCAGAACAAATGAAGGCACCTGCTTAAAATATAAATCTCTGTCAACCAACTCGCAGTCGTAAACCCTATCCGAGGGCATCCAAGGAGCCTCAAGATACTCGAATATGTGTATAAGCCATTTATCCTCAATATTTGTACGACTCCATGCCGTTATAGAACCGTCTGGCGCCTTATGAAACAGTCGTCGTACCCCATCAATCTTTTCTGACATGCGCCAGAGTTTGCCTTCCAGGACAGTGTCCGGATAATTAGCAAAGTTCTCACCTAGCATTGGTGTCAATTGCATAGCGTCTCTCCTTTCTCATAAAATATAAAATTGGTGTCAATCAAATTTTGGCGGGATTTGTACACCTTTAAGAGCACATATAATTCTTGTAATCTCCATACCAATAGCTCCAATTATAAATATAGATGCGATTGGATGTTTTACCATCGACTCAACAAAATTTCTATCCATTTCTAACCTCCTTTTAAATATAAAAGATAAGAGCCTAAGCTCTATCTATATTTGTCCATTTCATTATGTATCATTTCATTGGCCATCTCAGTTCTTTTCTTCACAACTTTGTATTGTGTCCAAGACCATAATGCTACTATAAGCATCATTACAATCCACATCACCATACCAATTGCTAAAAGTATTTCACAAATTGCCATTTTCATCCTCCATAATGTTTATTTCATTATAGGGTCCGTTATTATTGCATAAAAAATATAAATGAAAGAGTATGGCTAGTGGCTTCGAACCACGTCTCCGATTCGCCACTCGCTTATATCTTCCTAAGTCGATGTCCACGAGTGGTACTCGGCGAGTTACCATTACTCCATGCATTTAACATACTCCTTCATTATAGGGTGTGTTTTATTTGCAACAGATTAAAGCGAATCCTTTCGCAAATTGACCCTTTTTGTTCCTAGCTCTAACGATTACTTTATACGGCCATGATTTCAACCTTTCGGATTTAGCTTCAGCTTCCTCCCTAGTGTCAAAAGTATGTATTTCAACTCTTTTGACCCATTCAGGCGCTGCCAGTATAACTTTGGCATACCTCTTAATTTCTGGTAATACTTCTTTCTTTTTCATCTTCTTCTCCTTTGAAATATGTATTTTTAAATATAAAGATAAGAGCCTAAGCCCCTATTCATCTTTTGTTAAACTTACCTCATTCTTTATGTCAATAGTTATCTGATTACTGTCTGTCGTTTTTTCATCATACTCAATACTCACTACATAATAATTACCATCCACTACTATTTTCATAAATACCTCCAAAAAGGGTATGTTTTTATGTAATAGAGTCAAAATATGGCCTAAAAACCTTCAAAAATAGGTGAAATTGACGTAGAGACCATAGAATCCATTTTAACGCATTTTCACCCCTTTCTCGATATTTAATATTAAGTCCTAAATATCTTTCTTTAAAACGCATTCTATGACGTCGATTTTCTAGGATTTCTTAAAAATTAAAGAAAAAAGGCCTTAAATAGCCTCATCTCCTTTTTTCTCAGTTACTTCTTTGAGTTTCTTTCTTTCCTCTGCAAATTCAACGATTTGGTCATCGATATAATCGCCAATCTTTCCACTGAAGTAATACCCTATAGCAAACCCACCTATCCTTGTCGATACTTTCTTTAAAGTACTCGGCACCTGATTAGGTTTAATAGCCTTTAGTGCATCATTTACAATTTCCCCGACACCAAGCGATACTACAAATCCCAACGCATTTCTTATCAATTCAAAGTTATTCATGTTACTCCTCCTTTTTAAAATATAACTTCATTATAGGCCATGTTATCTTTGAGTATGGTCTGTGACCATCATATTAATCCTTGGGTTATTAGCCCACAACCTTTCCGCCTCTTCTAATGCCTTATTGATGATTGAATCTAAATTATCCTCAGTGATGTACTTCTTATATTCATCGGGGATCCTTTTGTATAATTCATCAATCACATAACTTCTTTTTAAAGTTCCTGTTCCACTACCAAACTGTATCTCCGCCTCTGTGACTAGAACGAGTGCTATTGGTACGAGATTGGTCAATAATCTGGTTATATAGGCCATCTTTTCACCTAATGACATCTTCTCAAATATCGGACCGTATTTGGCCGTCCATTTCGAGATTCCCGTTATGATACTCGCAATTAACAAAATTACCACTAAAATATCATGCCAGTGGTGGGCGATAAATAATAATACTTGCATCTTCTTTCTCCTTTTATCTACTAATATTAATCACGCCATTACCTGAAAAATATAAATGATTCTCAGGTATGGTTTGACTTTCAGGTTCATACATGTCATAAGAATGACACCACTCTTTTACTATTTTAAGTGAAATATCACTAACTTCTGGTAAACCGTTTACCCACTTTTTCATTGGCGAGAATTGCCCAGGGGCCCATATAACCTCTTCGACTGTATCTGGAAATTTATCAGAATTAACCCTATTCATTACGACATTTAGGACTAAAGCTATCTGTTCGTAATTATCCTGATTATAAAAATCAATATCGTATTCACCATCGCCATCAACGTACTTAGAACCTGACAACAATACCGCCATTAAATATACTTCATCATCTGTGAAACCATATCTAGGTTCTATCTTCGGCATCTCCTCAAGTGTGGATTCTTTTTCAGGTTCTTTTGGAACGTATTCAATTCGAATAATAATTGGATCGGGGTATATAACTGTGACGGTTTGTGGTTCGGGATTTAGACCTTTGACTAATATCACAGTGTTAAATACAAGTAGTATCCAAAATATAATTCTTAATAGTGTCTCCATCCATATGTACGATGATTTATCTTGTTGCGCATTCATGATATCATTCCTTTTCTACTTTTATTTGTAGAGCTTCTACAGTGATTGTTATCTTAATCGGATCTAGATTTACGTCGGGTTTAATTAAGTCGATCGCCTTACCATCTTCCGACATAATTGTTTGACATTCAGATGGTTCTCTTGGAATCTCTATAGTTGTCTTAAGGTTTTTGACATCACCATTCAAACCTCTTTGTATCAATATATTAATGATTTTATCTGCTATTTTCGTTTTCATAATTCTCCTCCAGGATATAAAAGGAGAAGAGTTGTTAAACTCTCCTTTTTGGTATCAAGCTAAATGCTTTAGACCTCACAATATCCAATTTTTCATAATTTAGTACCAATATTATACTACCTAGACTAATCAAACCACTGAATAGCACATCCGGACTTATCCTCCATGTTGGTTTCAACATTTCATTATAAGTCTGATACTGCTTATTTAATGTATCCCATTCTTCTTTGGTAATATCCTTTTTGCACATCTTTAAGAAAATTGCATCTCGCTCCGCTTTGATCTGTGCTTTTCTACCTTTTCGTTTTGTTCTCATAACTTTCCTCCTTTTAATATCATTCTATTATAGGCCAAGTTATCTTAGCGACTCTGGCGATCGAATAAGGATCTGGAAATGTTTTTTCATAAATTTCTGCATTTTGTCCATGTTTCTAATTATATTAAAAATACTATTTAGAAATATTTAGTATATTTTGGATACTTTGGGTAAATATCCAAGTCAATAACTAAACATGGCCTACCATTTTCATCAAGTTGAGAACTATATATTGGTTCTATTTTTCCTAAATCAATATCAAAACCAGCCTTGCTTCCAAGTGGAATTGGATCTAGCTTTATTGCTAAATAATACTCATTGAGATCTAGCCATCTTTCGCTCATTAATTCATAATTTAGGTCATTGACCGCCTGGCGAATTTTCTCATGGCTTGACATAAAGGGGCGTCCTGACAACTTATCAAAACATAGAACATCGCCATTTCCTGTAAATATAATTTTACTATCATCTATAGGATTCTT